AAAAAAAAAAGAGAAAAAAAAATAGTTCCAACAGCTAATCTTATTCTGTTTGAAAACAGTTCTTATTATTTTACAGCTGCAAGATAACTTTGCAACTATGATGTTTTAATATTTTATCTTATGTGATTTATTTTTAAAAAATATTTGAGGATAAGTTAATTAACTAAACTTTTTGATTAGTATGTCAACACTTTCAGAAATAATTTTATTTGTAAGCTTGTCCAATACTTTATCATACATTCTCTTTACACTTGTTCTATGAATACCAAAATACTTTCCAATTACAGTCCATTTGTTTCTGTTAGCTCTCATCCAGGAAATCTTACGCATCAATACTGGATCATCAGAAATATCTGTATCAATCATTAAAAGTAAATCTATTGCTGTATCATAATTTTGCATTTGTTTTGGAGTGCCTCTTAATTTTAATTTAGGCTCAACATGATAACCCCAGTCTTTTTTATCATAATAAGTCTCAAGCATTTGATACATACTAGGACATCTATTATTATTTGGAGCTCTTATAAATCTTTCTGCAACAGCAGCATCTGCAAGAATATTAACAATGTTTGTTCTTACAAAAAGATATTGATTTATCTCATGATCTATTTTTGACATCTTTTAAAACCCAAGGATATTGTAATTGTTCTTTTGTAATTTTTTTAAACTCTTCTGCTGGCAAACTTTCTAGCTTGTCCAGGAGATCCCAATAATCTAATCCTGGATATAAATATTTTTTAATAATCTTTTGTTCTTTTGTATGAACTTGATTTAAGTAACCATTTATTGCTTTAAAACCTTTGTAAGAATTATTCTGTTTGAAACCTATTTTTTCTAAAAAGTTTTTATGGCTTGGCATAGAGTAGGTAGTATATTTTTCTTTTGTAATATTTATTAAAGGCAGATCGTTGACTTTAATCTGGCAAAACTTAATTAGTATTTCTTCAACTTCTTTTGTTGTTAATTGAAATAACCCAGCAACATCAACTAATCGAACATAAGCAGTATGTTTTTGAACATTGTAGTTTGAACAAAGGTAATGATAAATTTTAAATTCTTTATCAGTTAATGCTGCTGTAATAATATTAGGATCTGTTAGATAAAACTTTGACATATTTCTCCTTGTTTAAAATAGTTTTGTTGCGATCATCATTTTCATTAATTCTTTTGAGTAAGTATTTTTTGGATTGGCAAATCGGAGCATGCTCAATTACTTTATGCTCCAGGTAATGCTGCCAGTTGTCTAAAGTTAAATGCCTTAGATCTCCTGTTTTTGGATAGATTAATCGAACAGAGAGCCTCTCTAAATCGCCATCATCAGCTCTACCTACAGTTGTGTAGTAAATCTCAAAATAAGGTAATTTTAGAGCCTGTGAGATCTCCAAATAAACCTTTTTTGTGTAAAAAGCCTTGGTTTTATAGGCATCATTTGGATTAAATATAGTATCTGCAATAAATAAAGATTTTCCGCATGCTGGACATTGAGCAATTTTATCAATATCAGAGTAAGCAATACCAGAATGTAAGGATCTATGCCATTTTGAATAGGCAGTCTTTAAAACCTTGCGATATATCTCATTTCTAGCCATAAAAACTCTATAATTTCCACAGATAGATAGTCAACTAAATTTATGCGATTTGGATAAACTCCTTTACTTTTCCAGGTTGAATAACTATATAAAAGACAATGTCTGATATTAAAGAATATCCAATTAAAGAGAGGCAAATAGGCGACTGGGATAATGTCGTTGAATTAATCGATTTTAAAATTGTAAGAACAATTAAAGGTGGCTTACTTGGAATGTCGATGGCAGATGTTCTTTTAATTTATAAAAAAAAATTTAATCAATCAGATGTTCAACAAAAAAGACTTCATTTGTATGGACCAGAAGCAGCTGTTTGGAAAAGATCTATTGATGTAATTTCAAGAAAAAAAAATCATCGTGGAAGAGCAGAGATGATTGATAAGTTTTCAAAAGCTTTTGAAGAAACAAAATTTACTACAAATCAAACAACATCTCCTGGAACTTTACTTGGTAGAGCTATCGAAAATACTGGTTACACAGCAAGACAATTTGCTGAGAGAACTGGTTTAAAAGCTCCAACTTTATATCATCATGTTAGTGGCGGAAGAGAGATCTCAAGAGAGATTGCAATGGAGTATGCTGAAAAATTAAATTGTGATCCAGTTGATTTAATGTTTGATAAAAAGATGTGTCCAGTCTGGGCTAAGTGTGATTTACTTAACTCAACTGAGTTAGAAGATATTTATACTCCAGGAAGATTATACAGTTACGCAACTGAAGCAAAAGATTTTGAAAATATAATAGTTCCAAGAGATCTATATAGACCAGATGTTAAAGCAATTAAAGTTGTAGCAAGAGGATCAATGTACGATAATAAAATTGCTTTTTATTACAGAGCAGAAAACAAAGCACAAAATATTTTAAATCAATTATGTGTTGTTGGTGTTGATGTTCAAATTGGCGATGACTTTACTTATGATACAGAGACAAGATATTTTTTTGGACTGTATGAAGAAAATCAAGGAGAGAGTAATTTATTAAATCCAGATCCTTTTGCTAAAGAAAAATATATTTTAAAAAATTTTAAACCAAACTTTATTACTCCAGTCGCAGCTTTAGTAAATCCAGAAGCAGTTAGAGATCAAACTGATTTAAAAAAAGCTATCCCACAAACTGAATTATTTAGAACAGAAGAAATGCTTGAAGCAGAATTAGCAAGAGTAAAAAGACAACTTCTTAATAAAGATAAATACAGCGAAGATCTTGGAGATGTTTTAAAAAAGACAAAAGCAGAAGCATCAAAAATAAAAAATAATGCAAAAATTTTATCTGATAAACTTTTAGTTGAACAAGCTCAATTACAAGAAGATATGAAAAAAATTTCAGAATTTATTAAAAAACAACATTATTACGAAAACAAAACTACTTTAGAAAAAATTTTAGACAAAGCAAAAATAAAACCAAATCCAAATTTAAAAGTTGTAGGTAAAAATTAATGGTTTGGAAATTAGACGAAAATAAAAAAGAATACACAACAGCAGCTGGTGCAGCTAGATATTTAGGAATGCCAAGAACAACTTTTTTACATTACACCAGAGATGAATTTGCATTTAAAGTTCCATCAAAAGTTATCTTATTTAAAAGTGTTTATTACAAAACTGATCTTGATGAGTGGAAGAACAAAACAAGTCGAATTAAAATGCAGTATAAAAGGTCAGTAAATAAAGATGTTAATATGTCGAATGTGTCGAACTTTCCAACAAAGACGAAACAGTCTAAATAGACAGCTAAGTTTATCCAAAACGCATAAACTGTTTTACAAGTTATTTATGAGAGTTAAAAGGCTCTTATATGATAATAAAATCAAACATACAAAACGACTTACCAGTTTCTGATCCATTACAAGAAGCATTACAAAACACTCTTCCTCTATTCGCACAGAAATTAAATATTAACCATTTCTCTCCAACTCAATTTTCAATTCCAGATGCTGCTTGGCTTTTTAAATATGTTTGGATGGACCAAAAGATGCGAAGAGAATTACTTCCTTCAAATGCAGCTATGGAAGCTGGAAAAATTGTTGGTGAAGTTCTTTCAAGAATTTATGCAGACACAATTTATAAATTACATCCAACTACAAAAAAAATTGCACCAACTAAAAATATTAAAAATGTTTCAGTAGAAGTTGCGCTCCAGGAGGAAATAGAAAAATTAAAAGAATATGTTCCTAACGATGAAAAGGATAGCGATAAAAAACAAAAATATTTAGAAGAAATTCCAGAAGTTATTAGACATGGTTTATCTGGATTAAAAGAACTAGCGGTAGCAAGTCCTGTAACTTGCGAAAGACAAATATCAATCCAATCTCCTAGTGGTTTCTTGTCCTCTTTACTCCCCACAGTTGGTAGGATTGATTTTGATTATGGTATCAATAAACATGTGTTCGGTGATCCTCCAAAAGAGAGTAGTCCGACATCCCAAGCGGATGCCTTTCCACATAAGATTATTGAACTAAAGACCAAATGGTCTAGGCTTGGTAAAGTTAAAAAGGATGGAAGTAGAAGTTTTCTTGTTTCCTCTCTACCAGCTACCGCTAGTTTTAATCATTGTGTCCAGGTGGCAACATACGCAGCTCACTTTAATTTTAAAGTTCCAGCATATTTACTTTACGCAACTAAAGATGGTTACAAAATTTTTGATAGTACAAACTGTCATCATCTAACAGTTGATGGAATGAAAAAGAATTTACAAGTTATGTTTAATACTTTCAGAAGAAGAGAAAAGATTTTAGCATTGCATGAACATTTAACTAGAGAAGAAATTATCGAAGAAGCTGCTGGTATGATGGATATGAATTTAGATCATCCATTTGCATGGAATGGAATGCCAACAGAATTATTAAAAGAAGCAAAATTACTTTGGAAGCTATCATGAAGTTAGAAGAATTTTACATCCAGAAGCAGCTGGACAAACACAAACAACAAGTAAAGAGAAGGATTTTATCAGCTCTCTTTATTTTAATAATAGGAGGAATAACACTATGGCTGATATAAAAGATAAGCTGGTCCAGGCTGTAAATGAATTTAAAAAATCATTAGATGGACAAACAATTTCAATACATGGCAAGTCCTATGCTACAGTTTCACTAAGAATAGGTGTTGCAAGAAGAGTTTTAGGTACTGCATTAGATATTGTAACTAAAATAGTAAGCATTGATGCAAATACTGTTGTCATGCAAGCAGATGTATATGTTGATGGTCAACATGTATCTACTGGACATGCTGAGGAGAAGCGAACAGCTTCAAAAATAAATCAAACTTCAGCACTTGAGAATTGCGAAACATCTGCAACTGGTAGAGCTTTAGCTTTCCTAGGATTTATTTCAGATGGTATAGCCAGCGCAGAAGAAGTTTCCGCTGCAATCATGCAGCAAGACCAAAAGATCCAAGCTTCATTAAAAGAATTAGAAGCTGTGTCTCACAAAGGATCTTACCAGGAGTGGTTATCTAAAAATAAAGCAATGTTAGGTGAATTGAAGATTAAAAATCCGATTGCCTACACCACCTTTATGGAAGATTTCAAAACTCTTAAATCTAATCTGCAAACCAAAGGAGTTATATAATGTCAGATGATTTTAATACAGAAGCTAAAAAAGAAAGACCAGATCTTGGCGCAGCTTTTATAGCAACAAATAAAAAATCTCCACAAAGTTACGATATGTCAGGAACTATTGTTGTTGATGGAGTTAAGCATCGTTTTGGAGCTTACAAACAAAAAGCTAGCGGCAAAGGCAAGATGGCTGAAGGAACAGAGTTCTATACTTTTTATAGAGTTGAACTTGCTGATGAAGCTAATGGTGCTGGTGGCGATACAAGTTTTAACCCAGCGGAGCTAGAAGCATAATGAACCCAGATAAATTCAAAAGTGTTGCCATCAATATAAAGACTTATCAGTTGCTTGAAGAGTTATCTCAAAAAAGATTTGAGTTACCGATAAGTATGTCAAAGACTGTTGAGTTCTATGTTCAAAAAGGTCATGAGGATTTTAAAGGTAAGGATGCCAAGAAAAAATC